GCCCGCCACGGCTTCCGGGGCCATGCCCGCCACGGCGGAGGGTCCTGTCATCCCCAGAGAACTCACGGGCGCGACCGCCCCGGCCGCCGCCGGAAGCGCGGCGTCCGCAGCCCCCGTCCCCACCGCCCCAGCCGCAGCGGGAAAGGTCGTCTCCAGCCCCAGTTCGCCCGCCCCGAGCGCGCCGCCCGCCGCGGCTTCTGCCGCCGGGGCAAACGCCCCAAGCGCGGCACTGCCGCCGACAAAGGCCCCGAGCCCCATCAGGGCCTGGCTGAATTGGTCGCCCCAGGGGCTAAACGTGTCGTAGGAGCTGCCCGAGTAGTAGCTCTGATCCAGGAATTGGCGGATTTGCGGGTTGGAGGTGTCCACCCGTGAGGCCAGATCGCCATATCCGAGCTTGAGCAGCATCTCGCCGGGCGTGACGCCAGGCATGTACTCTTGCTGATACATCTGCCCCGGGGCACCCCCGTAGAGCTGGACATCGACATACGCCGTGGGGCCGCGTTCGCCCCGCGCCTGGGCGTTGAGCACATCCAGAATATATTGAGACCAATTGTCATACCCAGAGGGTACTGGGAACCGCAAATCCCATGATGGGTCGTATCCTGGGTCCTCCTTGGTCGGGTAGCCTCCGGTGTGCAGTTGGCCCGCCATATCATTTAGTCCTATCGTAGGGGATAGCCATTTCTGCTATACTCTTGCGAGTGGCAACGGTCTGCAGCCGGGGTAGCACATTCACTACCTGCCACTCGCTGAACCCTCTGAATGCCTTTAGAATGAAAGGATGTCTATGCCACGCTTGCCTGATTTGACTGGACGTACCTTTGAACGCCTGACCGTCATAGGGAAAACCACCAACAAACGTCCTGAGCATTATCGGAACGTCTGTTATCTCTGCCGGTGTGCCTGCGGGAAAGAGATTGTCGTACGTGCTGCTGCCTTGTGTAATGGAGATAGCACAAGTTGCGGATGTCGGCACCGCGACATCATGACGAAACATGGGGCTTGTGCTGACTACAAAACGACAAAAGAATATCAAGCGTGGTATAGCATGTTGAGGCGGTGCTATTACCCTAAATATGCGAAATATCACAACTATGGGGGTCGTGGCATCACTGTGGTGGAACAGTGGCATCATTTTGAAAACTTTCTTGCGGATATGGGGCCATGTCCTACCAAAAACCATTCGCTTGACCGTATCGACAACGATGGCCCCTATGCTCCGGCAAACTGCCGCTGGGCTGACTCAGAGACCCAACAACGCAATAAGCGCACAACGACCATGCTGACGATTGGTGACACAACGCTTCCAGTCATTGCCTGGGCGAAAATGCATAAGATTAATCATCATACCTTGCGATCACGCATAAAAGACCAATGGCCACTCGACCGCATTCTTGACCCACCATTTCCTCGTGGCGCCAGACGCCCTGAGCCATGCTGTCCTCCTAGGCTGCCATCTGCTGCACAAAATGCAGCGTGGCGGGACTCCAGTCCCCGGCCGCCAGGTCCCGGGCCAGGGTCGCCTGCGTACTGGGGGAGAGCGCCACGCCCTTGGCCGTCGCCAGGGCCGTGAACCAGTGTGCTGTGCCACTCGACCAGTCCCCCGTGGGCAACTCGGCCCGCAGACTCGCCGCCACCGCTGCCGTGAGGGGCACCGCCAGGCTCCGCCCCAGCTCATCCAGCCAGCGGGTGGTCAGGATCGACCAGCGGCCCCGCGCCACGTCCCGCTGCAGCGTAGCGACCACCGTGGCCGTGAGGGGAAGGCTCATGCGCCCAAGACCTGCACGTCCGCCCAGGCGCCCATAATCGTGCGCTCGACCGGATCGCTGATCCGCAGTTTATAGGTGCGCGCATACCCCGCGCCCAGTTGTCGCCATTCGACCTGCGTGCGGGTCTCCCCGAGCGGCCCCAGACTGGCTGTCCGCTCCACCGGGTACGTCGCGCCCCCATCGTTCGAGATGCGCAGGAGCACCTGCGGGTCCACCCCAGGCTCCAGCCCGCCATCGCGCCCCACGCCCACCGCGCAATCCAGATGCAGCCGGTCATGCCGCACCCGGGCGCCCCCCTGCTCGTCGAACAGCGGGGGCAGGCTCGCCTCAAAGATCAAGGGGAGGTCATCATCAGCATAGGTCAGCGGGTCGAGTTCGTACACGCGGCCATCCTCATAGTCGGCCACGAGATGCTTGCCGTAGGCAAAGGCATAGACCTGCGCCCGGTGGCGCCCGATGGTCCCATGGGCCGGATCGAGCGCCCCGCGTTCATGCCAGAGACCCGTGGTCACGTCATATACCCACGTCGCATTGGCCGTTGGGAAGGTCAAAAAGTACCACAGGTGGCCCCCCTGTTGCTGCCCCCAGCCGAGCGCATCGCGCACCACGGCGTAGCCGTGCAGGGCTTCCTCGACGGGATGCGTGGAGACGCGCTGCGGGGTGACGCCCTGCGCCTGGAGCACCATGGCGTGGCCCTGCTCATTGGTGGAGAGCCAGTAGACGGCCTCGCCGACGCGCGCCGGACTGTGTGGGGCGGCGCAGCCGTGGTGGATAAAGCCGCCTTGCATGCGGGCAAAGGGAGCATCGGCATCGCCACTGGAGTACCAGAGTTCGGTGGTCCACACGCCAAACTGCCAGAGTTCCCGGTGCGCCACCAGTTGGGCCACGAGGTTATCGGGCGCCCCGTCCACCGTCGAAAAGTTCAGGGGATCAAACGTGGTACTGAGGAGGTCCGACCAGCCAAACTGCTGCGAGCCCAGGATCGGATAGACAAAATAGCCATCGAGAAAACTGATATGCGTGCTGCCGCTAAAGGCGGGGCTCACGAGCTGCGTAAACGTCTGGGTCGCCAGGGTAAGGGCGTAGCCATATTGCCCGTCCACCAGCATCACGTCAATGCGGTTATCGGTCATCTGCACCGGCCCTTCGGTCGTGAGCAGCGTCCCCCGCGTGAGCACATTGCCCACCGGGTCCACCTCGCTGAAGGTATTGCCCCGCACGAGATACAGCACGCCATTGGAGGCGAGATACAGCCCGCGCATGGCCCCCGTGCCGGGCGCCGTGGTCCAGACCTTCAGGCCCGGAGTGCCGCGCAGCGCGACCAGCGTCTTGCCCTGCTTGGACTCGACCAACTCGGCATAGCCATTGACGAGCCGCAGATCGCCTAATTGCCGCTGGCGATAGTGGGCGGATTGGCCTATGAAAGTAATTCTACTCATGCTTACGTCCCCGCGATCCAGCGGTAGAACCCCGTCAGGCTATTCCCCTGCCCCGCGCCGAGCAGCCCCGCCGCATCACTGCGCATGAGCCCGGGCCGCACGTTGAGCACCTTGATCTTGTCCTTGGCCTCGACGGCGATCTCCACCAGATCGGCCCGCAGCGTGCCCGGATATTCCGTACTCAGGTCCACGGCAAGGTTGAATTCGAGCGCCCGCTGATACCCCGGCGGAAAGCTCAGGGCATCATCCAGCGTCTGCTGGCGGTTCCACGGGTGCCAGAGGTACAGCACCATCTGGGAGTCCGCCGCCGGCGTCGGCCACACGTACACCACGCCCAGGGGGAATTGCGGCTCGTAGTACGCCATGAGCGCTTGCGGCCCGGTCGTCACGGTATCCCAGCGCCAGCCCTGATACGTGGCGGCATCGACGGGTCCACAGGGCAATTCAATGGCCGTGGCCGGGTCTTTCCACCACAGACTGTCGATGTGGACGGGTCGCGGGGCTCCGGCCGTGTAGAGCGGCGTCGTATTCCAGACCCCCCCAGGGCCAATCGTGTAGGAGAGCACGCCCGCCGTGAGCGGAAAGACCTGGCGGTCAATCACGTAGACCAGCAGGCTCTCGGTCGCCCACGTATCGAGCAGGGCATTGAGCACGCGGAGGGCCCCGGCAATCTGGGGGGCGGAGGGGGTTTCGCCTTCGCCAATGATGCCGAGCTTGAGGAGGGCGGTGGTGCAAAGATCACGAATGGTCATCCCTGCTCCTCGTCCCGCGTCCACGTCCCCCAGGCCGTGTGGTTGTCATACGCCTGCGCGCCATGATGCGTCAGCCGCACCACCCTGGTCGCGGCCACCCGCAGCCCTAACGCGGCCCATTGCTGCGCCATATCCCAATCCTCCGACAGCGTGCGGGCGTGAAAGGTGCCCTCCGCGTCGCGCACGAGGGTATCGACAAACCGCCAGCACACCTGCTCGACCCACGGCTGCGTGAAGTCACACACCCAACAGCCCGAAT